GTTGATACGGGCGATGTATTCCGCATCCCTGCAGGCGATCTCGATATTACGTTGAACTAATATGCTGTACAGCGCAGGGAACTATGGCTACGGCGACTTTGCCGTCCACTCTATGCTGTACGGTGAGTACCAGTACGGTAGCGCGACCTATACCGGAACCCGGTTAGCGAACGCCTCGTCAACCATAACGGCGTCATCGTCTTTGTCCGCAAGTGCCATGCGGTATCTAGCAGGTGGGCTAGAGATTACAGCCGCTGCTGCGTTTACTGCTGCCGGAGAGAAGATATTCCAGGGCGCAGTTCCGATGTCCGCAGTCGCCTCAATGGTCGTAGCGGGACAGAATGTATTCCAAAGGTCGGCAGCGTTAAGTGCGGCGGCATCAGCGTCATTCTCAGGCAACATCACAGTGTCCAGCGGCTCGCTCATATCGGCACTATCTACCACTGTAGGCGCAGGACAGCTATCGGTTGCCGGTGCTGGACAGGTAACCGCTGACAGTAGCGGATCATTCTCTGGAAACATTACAGCGGCAGGGGCAACAGTTATCCCTGGCGCTGCAACACTGAACATTGTGGGTACTATTCTGTGGGAAGACAACGCACTTAGCAGCAAGACCTACACCGACACTAATCTGGCATCGAACACCTACTCTGATGTCAACCTTACAGACAATACATGGGAGGCCGCTTAAATGGCTGATACAACGACTACCACCTACTCACTTGTGAAGCCTGAAGTCGGCGCGTCTGCGGACACATGGGGAACCAAGCTAAATGCCAATCTTGACAGCATTGATAACCTGCTCGATGGCACGACCCCCGTCACTAACATGGACATCGATGGCGGCACGATTGACGGCGCAGCCATTGGCGCAACCTCTGCCTCTACGGGCGCGTTTACCACGCTGGCCGCGACAGGGGGCATTACCGAAAACGCTGAGACGCTGTCAGGAACGACTACCACGATCAACTTGCTTACAGGCACTAATTTCACGCACACGCTATCAGGCGCCACCACCTACACGTTTAGCAACCCTGCATCGTCAGGCAGTGCCTCTAGCTTTACGCTCAAGGTGATACAGGACTCTACCGCGCGCGCAGTTACGTGGCCTGCAAGTGTTGACTGGGTAGGAGGCACGGCGCCTACCTTGACATCAGCAAGCGGCGGTGTCGACGTATTTGCGTTTTACACCATTGACGGCGGCACAACTTACTACGGCTTTGTAGCCGGGCAGGCGATGGCTTAATGAGTAGCGTAGCAGACAAGATTATAGCGGGGGCATCCGGCAACCAATCGGGCTCGGAGCCGTTTGATTACCTTGTTCAAGTAGCGCAGAACTATGGCCGTACGTTAGACATATCAGATGTTGATAATATCTCTATCGAAGACTCTTGGTATGTAGCCGGTAGTAACTGGTATCAGCCCGGATGCACAGCAGTAGACCGTGAAAAGGGGCTGCTTTTTGTAGTCAACGGGACGGTTCAAAACAAGCTTACTGTATTGGATATTAGTGACCCCACTGATGTCACGATACTCTCATATAACAGCCAGACATCTAGCTCGTTTACTAACTCTAATGGCATAGTCATTAACCCAACAACCCAACGCATATACATACTTTCGAGTAGCACATATCGCAAGGTGACCTCCTATCAATATTCAGACGCTGGCGTAATGACCTATAAGTCACAATATAATTTCGGCACAAGTGTAACGCCTGGCGGGATAGCAATTGATACAGAGGACGACAGGCTGTACATCGTTACTAGAGAGAGCAGCATTTCATCGTTGCTTGGTAGGCATTACGAGTTCGATATCTCAACGCCCGACACGTTCACCAGCATAGGCAGCCCTAGCAGCAACACGTTTGCCGACACAGGCCCAATTTATAGTACCAGCGCCAACAATCTTTCAGGCTATGAAAGTCGGTCTGAGTTTGACATGGATACAAAAATTCTCTACGGCTCTAGGCCTAGTAGTAATAAGGTAACTGCTGTTGATGTAAGTACAAACGGCATTTATAGCAACGAGAATATGACCCTGAGGGACACGGTGGATGCCAGCCCGTATATGTCCACTAAAGCCGCCACGATGGACTTCAATGACAAGCTGTATTTTGTCGTGTCTATTCTTCGGGTGTCCTGTATAGACGTAAGCGACCCAGATAACCTGACCCTCACTGACACGTTAGAAAACTTAAAGGCCGGTCGAAATACCAGCACAGTAAGGTACGGCTTAAAGGTAGACCCTGCCAGAAAGTTATTATTTCAAGCGAGCCGTTTTAACAGTCACACCATTAACGGGGCTACAGTTTACCGACTTAATATCATCGACTACTCAGACCCTACAGATTTAACACTAGCAGCCACTTTCGATACACCTTTCGTTGCTCCCCAACAGGGAGAGCACGGCTATCGTTTAGAACTTTTTTAAGGAATTAACCATGCGAGTAAAAGTAGTAAACAACGAAATAGAAATATTTCCTTACGGCCTTAGACAGCTAAAGGCAGATAACCCAGACACATCTTATCCTGCAAAAATGACGGATGCAGATTTCGAGGCCTTGGGTATTTACCGCATAGTGTTTGAGGCTGAACCTGCGGTAACGCACAGCCAGACCTTCGAGCCAAATGCCGCCCCTGTTTTGGTTGACGGTGTGTGGACATTGGGCTGGACGGTGAGGGACAAGACAGCAGACGAGATCGCCGATGAGGCAGGGGCTGCACGTTATAGGCGTAATGAGCTGCTGACAGAAAGTGACTGGACGCAGATAGCAGATAACTCGCTTGACGACGCTACAAAAGCCGCCTGGGCTACTTATCGATCAGCATTGCGCGACATCTCGACGCAGGCAGGTTTCCCAACAGACATTACTTGGCCCACCGCACCCTAACCGCAGAAAATAAACCAACCCGCAAGTAGAGACTTATCAATGATTGATCCGGTCACCGCCATCAGCATTGCGACCAATGCGTTTGGGACAATAAAGCGGATGGTCCAGGCTGGGCGTGACGTTGAAGATACGTTAAGTCAGGTAGGTCGCTGGTATGGCGCGGTCAGTGATATAAACGAGTGCCAGAGGCGAGCAGAGAACCCGCCGCTGTTTAAGCGCATCGTTTCATCGCAGTCTGTTGAGCAGGAGGCGATGCAGATCTATGCGCACCAGAAGAAGATACAGGCGCAGGAAAAAGAGCTCCGCACCTTACTCATGTATCAGTACGGACCAGAGGGCTATAACCAGCTCACGGCGTTAAGGCGCAAGATCAGAGAGCAGCGAGAGAAGACAGTGTACCTGCAGGAGCGAAGACGCAAGGCGCTGTTTTGGAACAGCGTGCAGGTAACGGGGATCGTTGTTCTGGCCTACGGCCTGTATGCGGTCGTTGCCTTTCTAATGAGTCAATAAGGAAAAAACATATGGCGCTTTTAGCCCTTGATGTCCCGGCTGGCATATACAATCATGGGACAGAACTAGACTCGTCTGGACGCTGGAGAGAGGGTAACTTTATCCGCTGGCAGAACGGGTCTGTCAGGCCGATTGGCGGCTGGGACATACGCAGGGCCTCTGCCACGGCATCGACGCCACGAGGCGCCGTCGCATGGAAGGACCATTTAGGTGATGCGCATATTGCGGCAGGCACGTACAACAAGCTGTACGCCCTAAATCAGGGCGCTGTTGCAACGGACATAACGCCTGCGGGGTTAACTGCAGGCAACGTCGATGCGCCTGTGAACTATGGCTTTGGCGCGCAGACCTTTGGCCTAGACCGCTATGGCACGCCGAGAGATGGCAGTGTGCCTGCGCCTGTGACAACTTGGTCACTTGATACCTTTGGCCAGTACCTGATTGCCTGCTCATCGAGTGACGGCAAAATTTACGAGTGGCAGCTAAATAATGCGTCTGCGGCGGCGGTACTGAGTAACGCGCCAATTAACAACACGGCGATCATGGTGACTGACGAGCGATTTGTGTTCGCGTTGGCCTCCGGTGGCAACCCGCAAAAGATCGCCTGGTGCGATAGGGAAAATAACAACCTGTGGACGCCTGCGGCAACTAATCAGGCGGGTGACATTGAGCTTCAGACCACCGGGCAGATTATGTGCGGCGTGCGTGTTAAGGGCGCGTCGCTGATACTGACAACCTCTGACGCGCACACGGCGACCTACGCTGGGCCTCCCTTTGTTTACGGCTTTACCCGTGTTGGTAGTGCGTGCGGTATTATCTCGCAGCAGGCGGCGGTTGGTGTCGATGAGGGCGCATTCTGGATGGGGCCGTCAGGCTTTTATCAGTTTAACGGCTCGTCGGTGCAGGAGATGGCCTGCGACGTTCTGGATTACGTGTTCTCTGACATGAACGAGGCGCAACGCTCAAAGGTGTGCGCGATTCACAACGCGCAGTTTGGCGAGGTGTGGTGGTTTTACCCATCTGGGGCGAGCACCGAGAATGACCGCTATGTAGTCTATGACTATAAAGAAGGCCACTGGAACATAGGCACGCTATCACGCACCACCGGTGTCGATGTTGGCGCGTTTAGGTCGCCGCTGTGGTTTGACGGAGGCGGCAACCTGTACAACCATGAGGTAGGCTACAGCCATGACTCTGAGCCGTTCTTAGAGTCTGGTCCGATCTCGATTGGCTCTGGCGATAGCATTGTCAAGGTCAACAAAATCATCCCAGATGAGAAGACCCAGGGCGAGTGTACGCTGACCTTCAAGTCGCGCTTTTATCCCAACGGCGAGGAGACAAGCCACGGGCCATATACCTTGTCCAATCCGACAGGCGCGCGCTTTCAGGGGCGTCAAATACGTATGCGAATTAACGGGTCTAGCCTAAACAACTGGCGTACTGGCAAGATGCGGCTCAATGTCGTTGAGGGTGGCAGGCGTTGAGTTTTCAGCTACCGCAACCCATTGGGCCTGACTGGAAGCTGTGGGCAAAGCGCCTACTGGACAACTTGAGTGCCACGCGATCTCAGCTTGCGTACTACCTTGCAGGCGACTCGGCGGCCAATGACGGGGTCTTGCTGTACGACACGAACGGCTACCCGGTGATGTCTGAATCAGGCACGTTTAAGCAACTACTTATTAAAGGAGGCTGTGGGAAGTTTTATGCGACATCTACGCAGACACCAGCGCAGGCGAATACAGGTTATGCGGTCACATTTAACACCGCGACAGCGAATGACGGTCTTGCGATCAATGGCAGTGACGCGACAAAGATCGATGTCACCGACGCAGGACTCTTGCGAGTCAGCATCACAGCCCAGGCAACAGCCGCAAGTAGTTACACCGGATACCTCTGGGTTAACGTCAACGGGGCCGACGGTTACGCCGTAAAGAAGGCCATCTTAAGTGACGACACAATCACCCACAATGCCCTTGTAACAGTCGCTGCAGGTGACTACCTCAAGGTGTTCTATGCGGCCTCAAACACGGGGCTAACTCTACCTAACACGGCGGCATCCTCGCCAGTACCTGCTATCCCTGCGGTGCAGGTGGCGATTGATCGAGTCCACCAGTGAGCCTAAACGAGGAGCTCAGTCGGTGCAGGCCGTGGATCGAGGCGGCGCTGTCGTACTCTGGCGGCACGCACCTTTATGAAGATATTGTTGAGGGCATTGTCACGGGCAGGATGCAGTTCTGGCCTGCCGAGAGGGGCTGTGCGGTCACAGAGATTATTGTGTTCCCAAGAAAAAAGGTGTTTCACATCTTCTTAGCCGGGGGCGAGAAAGATCAGATTGTAGAAATGGATGACTCGGCTGTTGAGTTCGCACGGGCGGCGGGTTGCACGGGTATGACGATTGCCGGGCGTAAAGGCTGGTCAAGAGTACTGAAATCAAAAGGGTGGACCGAGGCGTTCACCACACTATCGAAGGAGATATAGTATGTCAGGTGGTAAAGGCGGGAGCCAAACATCACAGGTTGAGATTCCTAAGTGGATTGAACAGCCCTCTATCCGCAACATCGCGCGATCCGAGGACTTGCAAAAGGTCGGGTATATGCCCTACATGGGTCCAGACGTTGCCGGGTTTACACAGCCACAGCAGCAGGCCATGCAGTCTAACATCGATGCGGCGGCGGCCTTTGGCCTTGTAGACCCCAACCTCGACGCGATGGCGGGTATGCCACAGGCGCAGGACTTTGGTGGCGTGTCGGCCTACTCATCATTTCCGATATTTGATATGGCGGTTGCCGACCTTGAGCGCTCGCGCCCTGGTCAGGCCCAAGCCTACAACGACCTATTTGTTGACCCTAATGTTGTTGAGCCCGACATACCGGACTTACCTTACTTTAGATATCCTCCCTTCTTTTCATAAACTGTTGCTTCTGTATCTCCTTACACAATTACGCAGCAACCTGCCGCGCTTAGTTAACAGGCGCGGCTAAACCATTTACCAGTAGTAACTTAATAACCGCTATGCGCAACGTGCGCGGCCAAAGGGTCGCCATGCGCTTTTGCTCGGTCTAAATAAAGAGGAAGTAAGCATGTCAAATGGTGGCGCTCAAGGCGTAGCACAAAGACCTAACAACATGGTGCAGGGCGGTGTAGGACGCGCGCCTAACATTAACCAAACGGCGGCGGCAGGCATCAATAACGCCATCGGTGGCGCTCGACGGGAGATGGATTACCGCCCTACAGAGATAACCGCCAGCAGCTATCAGGCCGACCGACTGGGCGCATCGCCCACCGTTGCCGCGCAGAATGTGAGGGCTAGTCAATTAGCCAATACCGATCTCTCTGCCTACGTTAACCCTTACGAGAATACGGTGGTTAATAACACGCTGTCAGACCTTGATCGAGCGCGTCAACTGCAGCAACAAGGTAGCGGCGCAAATGCCACAGCAGCAGGTGCCTTTGGCGGGTCACGCCACGCCTTGAGAGAGGCAGAAAACAACCGCAACTTTTACGACCAGGCGGCCAAGACGGCGGCAACTCTGCGTCAGGCTGGATTTAATAACGCGCAGCAGATGGGTATTACCGACATCGGCAATACCCTAAGAGCCGACCTTGCCAACCAGAGCACAAACCTTCAGGCAGATAGCCTTACAGCAAATCTAGCCCAGCAGACGGCGATGGCAAACCAGGCGGCGGCAAATCAGGCGGCCGTGTTTAACGCGCAGCAGGCGCAGGCGGCGCAGATGGCGAACCAAAACGCAGGCCTAGCCGCGTCACAACAACGTCTCTCGGCAGGCAATCAGTTAGGCAACTTGTCCAACCTTGGGTTTGGCATGGGTCAGACGCTGACAAGCAACTTGGCGCAGGACGGCGCGATGAAGCAAGGCCTTAACCAGCTTCTCATTGATGGCGCTAAAAAGCAGTTTGAGGGCTACACAAGCAGCCCCTATCAGAGCATCGGCTTGCTATCTCAGGCAATTGGCTCGTCACCTGTACCGCAGACAACCACCACAAGCAAGCAGCCTGGCCTGTTTGATTACCTAACACTCGGCGCGGGGATGATGTAAATGTACGATCCAAATTTAGACGCTGAAGAGCGACTACGCAAAATAGCGATGCAGCAACTGATGGCCAACAATAAAGATATGGCCGCAGATATTAAGGTTACACCGGCCTTTATGCCAGCGCCAGAAGTTGCTCCACCAGAGGTTCCAGAGGCGTCTATGATGGATCAGATGATGCAAAACCTTGCTAACTCTAACTACCAGGGCATGGCGCCAATCAACCCTATTGGCGTGACACCTGTACAGCGCGGCGGTGGTGTGATGCAGGCTATTCAGCCTCAGATGGCGCCTTACGGCACAGGGCTAATCACTGGTGGGCTCCCCATAGGTGTTCAAAAGTCTACCGAAGCCACCGCTGCAGGCGGCCTGCTATCACTAATTGGTGAGGATGGCGGCTCTGACACGCTGAGAAAAATTATTGCTAAAGCCGTTTTAGGAGGCGCCTAATGACGCAGGAAGAATTAATGGCTCAAGAAATTGAGCGCTTAAACATTGCCAAGCAGTACGGGGCACAATTCCCAAGCAAGACAGCGCCACAGGCACAGCAACAGCCTCAAGAGCA